AGCGTGGAATAGATCCATGTCTTCACGACTCTGACCACAGAGCGAGGACGTTCAAACCTACTCTCACAACCGTAGCTCTTACACATGAACGTGAGTGTCTTCACAGCTGTTCCTGTGTCGCACCAACCACACGCTGAGCGTTTCTGGCGATCTTCACGGCGAGGTTTTGCTCAGCGTCATGCCTCGACATGCCAGCCTTCATGTTGAGCGTGAACTCCTCCAGCTCCTCTTCTGAAGCAGCTGCCATGATGGATCCTGTTGCTCCTCGGATGTTCGGATCCTTGAAGCTGAAGTCAACTTCTACGACATCGATGTCTTCTGCGAATGGGATTGTCATGTGTCGTCCTTCACTGGTACGCCACCTCTGCTGACGACCTTGAGGGATCCGCGCGGTGCCATCTTCAAGCCAGCTGCCTTGACAGCTGCTCTGTAATTATCAGCGATCTCAGCAACCATCGCATCGATTGCATCATCGTCCTCGAAATCGATCTTGTGGAACCCAGCAACGACGGGTGGTTCGGTTCTGCTGCGAGCTGGGTCTGCTGAAGGAACCTCGGCAGGGTCATCGAGACCTATCTCAGGATCCTCCACGTTGATGCCTATGTGCGCAGCGCTGACCATCAGGTCTCGTAGCGGCACACCAGTGACTGGGTCTACTTCTTCGGTGGCGTCACCCACCCCAGCTCCACCAGCTTGCTGTACGACACCCTCGTCGCCCTCGGTAGATCTCCCCACCATTTATTCTCCTCCTTCTTTCCGAGTCGCCAGATCTCCCACAGAATCTCTTGAAGCTCTGCGGGTGATTCAGCTCCGAGCCTCTCTGCCCAGTCAGTCTCATGATAGATGGCTCTGATTGTATCAGCTACTAGTGGTCTAAGTCCAGCCCCAATTCCAAGCACTGAAGGCTCGGAGTGATTGGTCGCATGCATGCCAAGAACAAACAGCGCCATGTCAGCCATGTGGAAGTCAACCGTCACATCACCATTGCCGTAGATGTCCTTGGGATCCAAGATGTTGTTGTAGAAAGACCTGATCTTCGAGTTCCCCAACGAGTCGTTCACAGTCGTTGATCCTCTGAGCACAGCGAACCCACGAACGACCTGAGGCATTCCGTACGATCCTGTCAGTGAGAACTTGGCAAGGTTACCGCTGTTCAGCAGCACCTTGTCCTGCACCTCAAACGAGAGAGCCTGCAGAGCGTAAGCACCAGCAACGTCAGACGTTATATCGAGCAGTCGCCTTCCAGTTTTCATCTCCTTCAGCCCTGACTTCAGTCCAATCAGCTCTTCTCTGAGCACAGATATGGTTCTGCCACTTTCGGCTTTCTTCAGCGCTGCTACCAGCTTCTTTTCCTTGAACGCTATGACATGCTTGTAGTGCTCACGAGTCAGCCTCGCCTCTTTCGCTGTGAACCTGTGGTTATCTCCAACCATGCGAGCCGTCCACACGCCTGCTGTCTTGTTCACCTCTGCAACCATCCCAGCAGACAGGTGAGACGCATTTGCCACGACCCTGCCGACAGAGATTCCAGTCTCTTTGGCTATCAGCATGTAGCTGTTCTTCCAATCTTCGTAGAACCTAAGTTGATTCCTGCGGACAAGACCGGGGTCGAGCTTCACGAGACCGAGCACGGCCTCTGTCAGCTCAGAGTCAGCTCGTCCAGTCATGACAGCGAGGAACGACTCAGACCACAGCTCATCGTCATTCAGTTTCCCGTACTTCGATGGAGAACTGAACCCCTGCTTTCGGAGGCTCGCTCCCTTCGTTCCAGTGGGATCTAGCTGGTGACCAATCTCGTGCAGTATGGTTTCGGTCCTGCTTCGTGACATGGTGCCGGTCAGGTTTTTCCACTTTGTGTTGAGGTACGTCCTGCGCCCGATAGAGATCCCGTTGGGAGCTGGTCCCTTGCCGCTCACCCTCCTGATACTCGTAGGGTCTCTGACGATCAGGGCGAATCCGTCTGGCGGTTTGGCGATCAGGTTGTCATCAAGAATCTTGAATGCAGCACGAAGATCATCCATGGCCTCGCCGCCAGCCTCCGTTGTTGACTGGTTCACGAAGTCAACCCTACGTCGTGCAAGCCAGTCGGGATCGTTGAGCGAGTCAGGAACAATCGAACGTCCGAACATGTCCTCAGCTCGTTTGAGCACCTTCTCAAAGTTCGCCGTCATTCTCTTCTGTGTGACCGTGACCTTCTTCTTGAGGGGGACATGAACCGTCTTGGTCTTGATCGTGCCGTTCTTGTTGCGAACGAGCTTCCCCGCCTTGTTGCGAACCTCCTCCAAGACCTCTTTGGTGTACCGATACTCGTGCGTGTACGACCGCTTGAGGTTTTTCAATGACGCCTTCGGTACCCAAGCCAATGAGATCGCTACGAGCTTTCCCGCAGAGTCTCTGATCTCCTCAATCCTCTTGCTCGGTACCAACTCGCCAGTGTCTTTATCAATGACCTTGGCGAACTTCGTTTTGGCAGCACCGATCTTCGTGTCATACACGAACACCTCTGCTTCAGATATCTCTGGATGATTCTTCGCAACCCACGTTGCAAAGTCTGATGAGTCGTCTGTAAGTTCGATGAGCCTTCCTTCCCCAAGATGGAACATAGAACGCTGGTTCTCTCTGAACCCAAAGTGTGCTGCGTCCAGCTCGCCTGAGTCAATCACACGAGAGACATCGAGGACAAGTTCTCCCTCAGGAGAAACCCAGTATCCGAGGTACCAGTCGTCACTGGTGAGGAAGTTCTGCCTGTTGTCCTTGATGTACTTCGCCATTGCCTCAGCAAGATCGTCTGCATCTGGCACACCAGTGACGTCTATGTCGATCTGAAGTTTCAGTTCGTTTGCTGCTCGAGCAACAGCTATCCCGTCGTCTGGTATGTACCCAGTCAGGTGTGCCGTACCGCCAATTCCCTCAATTTTGCCGCCCTTGGCTTGCTTCTCAAACTGCCTGACGATGTCGTCTGCCAAAGACTTCCCTGTGATCTCCTTCCTCCAGTACTTGCGTACTGCGCTCCGCTGCCTCGGAATGATGGTGTCACCAACGAGGTGCTCACCGAGCCACTCTGCGAACTCCTTCGAGTTTGGATCCCAATTACTTGGCAGTGGCAGTGCTCGTCGTTCCAAGATATCCAGTGCTCTGTCTGGATCGATGAGCGCATCGAGGATCCTCTTACGCGAACTCTTGTTCGGATTGAGGAGCGACTTCCAGTCTGCGTAGAACTCGTGGTGAGCATCAGCGTCACCCTCCCTGATCCCGTTGTACGCCTTCTGCATCCACGGCTGAGCCACTCCACTGTTGACTGCATCGTCGATCACCTCCTGCGTCTCTATCACGAGCCTCGTGTTCTCGACGTCCTCAACAAGAGTTGCCCTGAAGTCGACCAGCTGTTCCGTTGGTGACATACCCGTACGAGGAGGTTCGTACGAATCTGGGATCAGCTTCTTCGTGATGGCGTCCAGATCTGCAGGAGACTTGACGTCAGGGTGCTCCTCTATCAGTTGCTTGTGGATGTTGACTGACAGCGTCACACGCTGAGCCTCCTCAAGACCTGCGTCTGATGCGTGGTTGATTTCGTGCTCTGTGACCTTGCGCACATTGACCCAGTCCAGCTCTGCGATCAGGTCTTCGTCGGTCTTGAGAACGGAGTCGAGCTTGACCGCTGTTCGCCCTGTGTCTACCCCCGGCGCTGTCTTGGTCTGAGTGGCTGACTGCACTGAGATGTGCATCTCTCTTCTGTCCATATGCATGACCCCATACGAGATGTCTCCGTCTGAATCCTTGATCGGACTGAAGTACACACGAACGGTCCTCGGTCGCTCACTGGGTGGAACGTCCCTGAGCTGATTCCTGATGATGTCGTTCAGAGATCCGTCGTCGACAATCCGTTCCCACGAGATGAACACCTCGTTCGCTTCGTCAGTGAACCTGATGCCGCCGTCGCCGGGATTTACCACGATGATCTCAATGTTCTCTCGACCGTACCCAGTGAACACACCGTTGGAGTTGTAAATAGGAACCTCAGCAACGAGAGGTTCGTTTCTCAGGCTCTTCACGCCACGCTGTGGTGTCGCATCGAGGTGCTCCACGAGTGATGTTCCGTAGTCGTCGATGGAGAACTCGTCTGTCAGATCTGTTACAACGTCAGCACCGCGCCACCTGTCAGCAATGATCGTGACACGCTGCCGTCTTCCAAACTCATCAAATGCTGCGTCGGTTGGAATCGGCTGTACCTTGCCCTTTGACACTTCCAACGCATCAGGCAGGTTGAAGAAGTCTGCAAGCTCGTCGAACGTCTTACCAGTCCCCATCTCGTTGGCGATGACGACATGCCTTATCCCGTCAACATCATCAAAGATTCCTATGACAATTCCATTGAGAGGTTGTCCCGTTCCTTTGTTGACAACCTCTGCGACTTCTCCAAGCACGAACTTTGTGCCGTCGTCACTGATGTGTGTAGTCACTCCTCCTGTGGTATTCAGAAGACCTTCATTGAGTAGGCTCTGACCTCGAAGACGAAGGTTGTCAGAGATCTTGTCTGCGAATACATCCAGAGACGAATCAAGAGTTCCACCGGGATCCCACTGGTCAATCCAAGCCCTACGTGTCAGCTCTTGAATGTTGTCAAGTCGTTCAGCAGCTACTGCTCGTATCTCATCGCGCAGCTCACCTCGAGCCATCGACCGAACAAGATCAGCCTCGTGCTCAGCTGCGTAGATGATTGGTTCCCACACCTCCACGACTCCGTTTGTCTTCCTCACAGCAGCCTTCCCAACCATCAGCTGGAGTGGATCAGTCTTGTTGTCGAGTATCGGCAATCCTCGGAACTCGTTGATGAACGGATCAAGCTTGGTAGCCCTTCTCGAGGTGAGTTCTGTCTCACCAATTTTGATGTAGGCATCAGTAACAAACAGCTCCTCGGCATCAGTCAATTTGTACGGAGCGATGCTTGGAGCCTTGTATCCGATGGTCAGGTCGTCGGTGCCGTCTGCCCATGTTTCGATCAGTCTCGCCTTTGTGTGGGACACCCTGTTCCCCATGTACCCAAGCTCGGACTCAAAGTCGTCGACAGTCCCGAACACAATTCCGAATGCGGTTTCAGTATCGATTGACACTGCTCTGTGTTGGGAAGCGTTCACCATCGTGTTGCCCCAGTTCGGATCTGCCTCCAGTGCAATCCTGTCGAACAGGTCAAGACGAGCCATCGAGTTTCCTGTGAAGAACTGATTAGCGTTTCTCAGCTGCTCGCCCTCGAAATAGGGCATGATCGCTATGTGCTGGCCGACTCCCTGCTTGAGAGGAATAACGGTCGTGTGGATAACCTGAGTCGGCTCGCCAAGCTTGATACTCATCCAGTCCGTCAGTCCGTGTGACAGTGTGGTATTGGCTATCCCTCCAGAGTGCTGAGCAGTCATCGGCTTGATGATGAACGATCTGCCTTTGGCGTCTGTCACTTTGAACAGCGCACCGTTGGCACCAGCCTCAGCAAGCATCGTCACGACATTGTCTTTTCCATACACATTCCCGAGGTACGTGTGGAGTGTGCCCAGCTCTGGGCCAGTCAGATCTATAGACCCATCGCTCTCGATCGCCCTTCTCATCTGGAAGACGATGTTGTCCCACAAATCAGTTGTTGCCTTGGACCGTGCAAGGTAGTCGCCAGCATCTGTCGTTGGCAGGTGACGCATCACAGCCATTGGATTGTCGCTGTAGGAAATGGCGTCCATCCACAGAGCTGTGTCTGAGAAGTATCTACTCTTGAGCAACGACGTCAGCTCAAGAAGATCGTTCAGCGCCTGCTCCTCGACAGCAGCTGACACTGTATCCCCGAAGATCGCAGCCTTACCGTCAACGACCCTGAAGAGCGTCAGACTCTGAGCGAGATCCTCGAACGTCTCGAACGTCGTCTTGTCGCCTATCGGTCGCATGAACTGCTCGATCTCGAGGAACAGTGGTCCGTCTTCTCCGTCAGCTTTGATCCTGTTGAACAGCTCAGCAAAGTCGTCCAGAACATCGCTAGCAAATGCATCAGAAGACTCTCCGTCGAACCCCTTGATGAGGTTGGCTACAACGTCTTCCATCTCAGCGTCTGTCAGCAGATCTGTGTTATTGAGTGGAGCCACTGCTCCGTTTGCTGGCTTGTACGTCAGCTTCCTGCCGCCTGTTGTGTCAGGTGGCTTCGTGCCAACTGTGTCTAGCGTGCCGCTTCTAGCACCAGTGATCGGAATCTTCGACCTCGTATTGATGGGCACGGACTGACCAGACCCAGCAAGCAGGACAAGAGGAGCGTCGTCTACTGATGTTGCCTTTGGGAACGGGATGACGTCAGCGTCTGCAGCAGCGTTCCTCGCCTTGATGTACGCCAGCCTGTCAGCGACCATGCGCTTCTCGTCATCAGTCAACGCAGCGACCTTTTCGGATGCGTCCTTCACACGAGCAGCAGTGGTGTCCTTTCTCCAAGCGTCGAGGGCGACCACACCAGCGTCGTCTGTCACATCGTCAGCCATCCTTGCGAGCACATCCTCGACAGGCTCTGTGGTCTTCCTGCCGAAGTTGATCGAGATAACCTCAGCGATGTCGTCCTTCTGCTTGCGCACCTCTTCAAGATTGGAATCCACTCGTCCGAGCACCTGTACGACGTCATCGTCGCTGTAGCCGACAAGCCCTCCTTCAGGAACCTCTACCCGCATAAGGTTGTCGACAACATCAGGTCTCGTGACGCTCGGCATCTTGCCCTCGAGAAACTGGATCAGCTGCGCACGCTTCATGGACAGGTCAGCGAACACCACAGTCAGCTCCTCGAGTGCTGTATTCATTCTTGCGCGTGTGTCGCTGACCGCAGAACGTAGCGCCTTGACCTGCTCCCTCATCACAACGAATCCGTCAGACACCAGATTGCCGATGGACCCATTGATCACAGCGTTGTAAACGCCGTCCACTTGCACACCAAAGTTGTTTGTCCTGCGAAGCTCCTTGGTGACGAGCTTGTACATCTTCGTGACGTCGCCAACGCGCAGACCCTCGTAGAACTCAGCTGATCTGTTCACATACCCAGCCCCGTTCAGCGCATCAACAGATGCTCCGTTCAGTGCTTCAAGAAGAGCGACAACCTTTGGGTGCTGGTCTGTTCCAAACTCTGCGTTGTTCGCTCTGATGATCGTGTCTCTGATGTTGTCAATGATCTTGCTCGGATGCTTCAGAGCAATCAGTGCACCACGGTCTGACACCTTTTGTATCAGCCCAACGGAGTACAGCACAGGATCAACGTACGCCTCAATGATCGCCGCTGACTGATTCAGAACAGCTGCTGTCGACCGAGGTGCGAGCACCTCAGACACGAGCTGCGGGATCCCTGTCTTTTCTGTGACGAAGACCGCAGTTGCAGTCGTGAGCGTGCTTGACAGTCCTGTTGCTCCGAGATCCAACTCACCAGTCTTGTAGAACTTCCTGAGTTCCACCACGAACTTCTGAGTGGAATCAGAGGCTGCGAGGTATCTCTGGAGTCTGGTCTGCGTCACCTCATCTCTGCCGACAGACCGTATCGCACCGAACTGGTCAGGTGTCAGCACTCTGCCCCTGAGCACAGCTCCTACTACGTCATCCACGATCTCTCCGTAGACGTTCACCTTTCGGAACTCTGCAGTGATCACCTTGAGCATCTTGATTCTGTCGCGCTCTTTGAGTCCTCGGTAGAACGCAGCCGATTTGTTGAGGTAGTGGGCATTGTCGAGCGCAGGCTTTACTCGGTTCTCAACCTTGTTGAGCAGCTGGACGACCAGTTGGTTCTGATCAGCTGATCCGAACTGGTTGAGGTTTGTCTTCTTGATAGACGTCTCCAGCTCATCAAACAGTGTGAGCGGATATCGCTGCCTCATGAGCACAGCTCTTGGTGGCACCTGCTTAACGAACCCAGCTGCGAACAGGAGCGGATCGATGAGCGCCTCAATGAAAGCGTCCGCTGTCTTGAACGTCTTCTCCATTGCTGGCTCCACGATCAAGTTTACGAGCGACCTTGGCAATCCTGTCTTGTCAGCAGCGAACTCTGTGGTGAACCTGACGACATTGGGGAGTGATATGTTGATCTCACCTGTCTGCCTGAAGTCGTAAAGCGCTCTGGCAAAGTCCAGCAACTGCGTTGCGCCCTGCGCTGCCTTCTCAACCTGAAGGATCTTCTCCTCAGCAGACTTCTTGTTGACCCTGCCGTTGCCAGCTTTAGGTGTGAATGCTCGTCTGCAATTTGGATGAGCGATCACATGTTCAGTGGCGTACTTGATCGTCCAAGTCTCTCCGTTGGCCTCGGTGCAGGTCTGGTCATTCTCGGTGCCGTCGAGCACACCCACGCGCTCAACTCCCTCTTCGACGTACTTGTTCAGCGTTCCAGAGTTGTATGCGTTAGCTGACTTTGTTCGCACGAGCATCCTCGTGTAGTTCTCCATCTCCCAGTGGTTGCCTCCAGCATCAACAATCGTGACACCGTCCTCCCACAGCTCGTCAGCGAGCTTCTTAGCGACCTTCTTGGGATCAGCCTCTCCTGTCAGCAGTGCCTGCGCTATGGCACTCCTGCTCTTGCCTTGAATGGCAGCAGCCTGCGCTGGATCCAGTCTGGTGAGCAGCTTCTGTGCCTCTATCTTTCTGCCGAACTCACCGTTGTACTGCTGGAGCCGAGTTGCTACGTCGTCGTACGCATCTCGAGACAGGATGTCGAGAGCGTCTCTGTGTGGCAGGGAGAAGTCATAGTTGGCGCTGGTCTGTGCGGCTCCCATGAACCACCCAGTCTTGTACACAGTCGGAACGTCTCTATTCGCCCACAGTGCTGCGCTCGAATCGAGATTGAAGAACGAGACGTCCACCTCGCGCTTGAGAGAATTGAGTCTCAGGATCTGCGCAGTCTTTGACAGCTCGCTGTCAGGGAGGTTGTTTGCTGTGATAATCGAATCATCGAGAGTCGACTGAGCTTGGTTTACCTGACCAAGGATCCAGCGCATTCTGTCTGACTCAACGCCGGGAGGTTTGTAGTCCATTGCTACATGTTACGCAGCGTAATTGTCCAGAAGGAACTGCTGGTGCTCCATGAGCCTCGAGACCACTGTTCCACTGGAGACGTCTGGCACCATCTCGAACCACAGACCAGCAGCGCTGTCGTCTGTGCCGTTGACTTCCTTGTCCTTGTTATGCCAGTAGTTGTGCATGTTGAGAGCGATCTTGTATCGCTCTGTCGGCTGGCCCCATGAGGCCGAGGTGTTGCCGATCGACTCAGAGACTTCCTGCTCGCCAGACTCTGCAGCAGTGAGGAGCCATCCCATGGCTACGGACCCCTCCATTGTGGTTGCTTGATCATAGAGAGCCTGCAGATCCTGATCTGAGAAACGAGGAGTCTCTGCCTGATCACGCAGGTAGAGACGCATAGTTTCGATCGTGTCCATCAGACCTCCGAAAGGGGTGTGGGTGAGAAGAGCATCTTGATCGCTCTCCTCACCCTGACTCCCTTACTCCGCTACTTCGCTGTCAAGCTCAGAAGCATGCACGACCGGAGTGACGTTGTCACCCTTGGCCGATAGCCCTTTGACGTCAGCACCTGTGATCGGCTCCATGAGCGGACCCTGTCCAGCCACGACGTCTGTGACCGTGAGGCCAGTTCCGTCGACGTTGACTGGAACGTCTGGTGCCTTCACCATGTTCGCCTCATCCCACGCCGTGGGATAAGTGGTGTTTGGATATGGATTCGGACTCATAGTGGCCCCTGTCCTGCTGATACATCAGACACGGTGAGAGCGCCGTCGCCCTCCGTGACTACAGCAATCGTGGTGCCGATGGTCTCTCCTGTGAGGAGAGTGTCATCAGCAACGAGCAACGCCACATCACCTGCCGGTGCCACAAAGGTGATGAGCCACGGATCCCCGGCTGAGTCGCCGGTTCCCGTAACTTCCACCGTCGTGACGTTCGCCAACAGCTCAAGATCAATCTTGATCTGAGCCGCTGCAGCATCGAACGCTATATCGGCGGTCTCTTCAGCCACCAAGGTCAACGTGAACGTGTCACCAGTGGCGTCGTTCCAGACGCTCTGAACCTCGTTCAGAGCGTCGTTGACTGGAACGTCTGGTGCCTTCTCCATATTGGCCTCATCCCACGCTGTGGGATAGCTGGCATCAGGATATGGCTGAGGACTCATGTCAGTTGCACCTTCCAAATGCTGGACTCAGGCACAGCCAGCAGACCACGCCGTGAACGAGCCACCATCTGCGCGATGACGAGACGGCTGAGGTCCGAAGGACGCTCGGTGTCGACTCGCATATCGTGCTTGATGTACTCAAACATGTTGTGCTTCGGCTGGATGAGCCATATTTCATCTGCTGCCGGTCCTGCGTAGTCCCAGCGCAGATTGCCCATCTGCATGTTGTCCCCATCGTACGCGACGATGGTCGTGAGCTGATTCACACTTGGGTTCGGCCCTGCTGTGTCGGACTGACGTCCGAGGAACAGGTCAGTGCTGTTCGTGCCAGCACCGATTGCCGATGTGTCTGTCCTGAGCGCAAGCGCATCGTTGACCTCGTACGCTGCACCCAACCCGCAAAGGACGGCTGTAGGACGGATCGGCTGCCTGCGACCGAAGCTGTCTTCCTTCTCTGCGGCATCTTGCAACGCCTGCCTCAGAGTGAGACGAATGCTTTCGATCCGGTTGCCTGATGGTGCCGTTTGGAACGCAGTCTCGTTTCCGAATCCGGTTGCAATGGTGTAGTCAGGCGACAGAATCGGCTGCAGATACAGGTGGTTGAGCAGTGCGTTGTACGAGTCACCGATGGACTTGTTCGCCAGCCCAACACGCCAGCCTTCGTCGTACACCTCAACGTCTTCATCCCACTCGAAGCCGTTGGTGTATGTGATGATCGGAACGGTCGGACCCTGCTCTGCACGCGTGGTGCCGAACCGGACCTCTTGACCTTCCATGTGCTCCAGCCAGACCGAGTCTGCCCACATCTGGAACCCAGATGAGATCAGTCTCGGAAGATTGGGATCGCTGATCGTGGTGTAGAAGGGCTTGTAGAGCAGTGGGTGCTCGTCTCTTCCACCTTCGATCTGGACGGTGACGATCTGCGCCAGCTCTTCGACCATGGCCGAGGATCCGAGGAACTCACCGACTGGCTTCTCCATGAGAAGCTTCCTGAGAGTTCCGTCTGACTTGCGCTCAATCTCGAACGGCTTCACCTGCTCGCCAATGGCGTACTCAGTGTGGAGCGATCCTTTGCGTTCTTCCTTCAGCGTGTCCGCTGTGATTAGTCGTGCCATGCTATGACCTCCCCGCGAAAGCGCCGGGGATGACGATCATCCATCCGAAGCCACCAGCTGCGTCAACAGCGCGTGCGATCGTTCCTACCGGAGGATCCCACACACCGCCTCCTGCAACGTCATCGAACACGGTGCCGGTGAAGAACACATTGTCTCCTACCGCCCAACCGCCAACCTTTGCTGGTAGCTGAACCTCGCGCTCTTCCTGACCGATCGAGAGCGACACCTCAGCGGTATCCACTACGTCAGTATCACAGAATCCGAAGACTCCGCTGATACCCGCAGGATCACCGTGTGCGAGATCGCCACCCGAATCGTTGGCTACAACGATGGAGAGGCCGTCACCTGTTTTGTGACCCATGTAGCTCTCCTATTCCCAACGAGAACCCTTACGGCTCTCGTCCTTGTTGCCCGTCCCGCCGTTCACGACCACAGTTTCACCTGTGATTTTCTGAACGTAGGGACGCTCCAGAGCACTGGCAACTTCGCCAGCGATCTCTTCCTTTGTAGACGAGGAGGTGACCTTGCTGAGGACAATGTCCCGCACGGCTTCCTTCGTCATCTCAGCAGAGATCTCTGCGCCGACGATCGCTTCGTCGACAGAGTCCTCGAGCTTGGTAGCTCGGTCACTATCAACGAGGGTTCGCACCGCGTCAACCACTGCTGAGGAATCTGCTTCATCATCAAACTCGAAGATGACCCTCATCTCGCCAGCGAGTTCTACCTCACCTGCGACCTCAGCTCTGCCTTCAGCGCGGTACGCTGTCTGCAAAGCCTCAGGGACTTCGTCGTGCCTGAGGGAAGCAATGACCTCTTCGCGGGTCATGTCATCATCCTCCTTGGCTTGCTCGCCACTTACACTGATCAACTCGGTCTCCATTCCAGCCCGACCTTTTGGCGTCCAGTCCAAAGACCAGAGGTCAAACCTTGTCACCTCGTCATCGACAGTGTCCCTGATCCCGAAGATCGAAACGCTGTTGACAATGTCGGCACCTGACTCAGCCAATCTCAGTTGTGTCCTGAGATCACTAGCCGTCTCGGGCACATAGCCCTTGACGAGTAGCTGGCCTTCGCCGTCTGAATCGGTTGTCCACTTGGCTCCAACCCAAGCAGTAACCGCTTCACGATATTCCCAATCGACCTTCTCGGGATCCTGATGTCCTTTGTATCCCGGTGGTCGTTTGGTGTTGAACTGTTTCTCGAGATCCTGCAGAAGGGCGTCGGAGTAGTGTGGACCCTTCCCTTGGTTGCCGTGTCCCGGCTTGATTGACACGGTGACGAAGAACGGATCCTCGTCTGTCTCTTTGAGCTTCTCTAGGTCGAATGTGCTGGCAAACGGTACGTCGTACGCATCAGCCTGTTGCGGAGTCAGGACCGCTATTTCGCTCGACAATACTGAGACCTGATTCTCTGTCTTCATTCTCGTCTTGCTCCTGTCGATCAGCCATGAACTTCTCAGCTTGGGCCATCTTCTCTTCAACCTCGTCATCGATCCTATCACGCTCGATGGTGGATTCGTCAAGGTCGTACGGAAGGATCTCTTTCATGATCTTCCTGAGCACCTCAACCGAGGTGGACTTGGACACCATCTGACCGTCGTTCAAAGCGATGAATGACTCAGCAAAGTTACGGAACGCTTCACCCTCAGTCTTGAGATCTCGCATGCCGAGTTCGTCCCAATTTGTGGTGACACGTTCCTTCTTGTTGAGCACAGCCTTGAGCATCATGCGACCAACGAGCGCCCACTTCTCTTCAACCATGGCGCGCTTGCGCTTGGTCTTGTGGACGATCGGACCTGACTGCTCAGAGACAGAAGCCTTTGAGCTTGCGATCGCTCCACCGAACGCCCACTCAGGAATCTCTGTGGTGTCAACGATGTTGAGGAAGATGTACTCGAGGAGCGTAGTGGTGTCTCCCAGAGGTGCCTTGGCCTGAATGATCTCTGCGTTCTCTGCGTAGATCGATGAGCCTGTGGTGATGAGGTCTGGGTCACCAGACTCGAAGAACAGGACGTCCTTATTCTTGAACCTGAGACGTCCCGCTACGATCTCAGCTTCAGAGAAGTTGTTCTTGAGGAACCTCTCAACGTCTCGCATGCGCAGCACGAGCTTCGCAGTCGAATGGAGTTGACTTGCAGACCCTGCATGGAGCATGACGTCGTTGTAGAACTTCAGATACGGTTCGACCGGCTCGAGATCCGAACTGGCGTGGAGCTGTCCGCTCTCTCCCTCGTTTGGAATGTGCACTGCTGGAACGAACCCCATCGGGTTCGGCAGCTTGCGCTCAGGCTTCTCGTCATTCTCGTACTTGAGGATGATCTGGTCTGCAGTGATTGTCTCGAAGAGCACAACCTCTTTCAGCGGACCACCGCCCTCAGGCTCCTGCATGAACACATGCTTGATCTTGACGGCTTCGATTGCGTCGATGTCCTCATCCTTGGAGATGATCTCAAACGCCTCGGTCGGTATCAGGATGATCTCAAGATCCTTGTCGTCAGGTGTCCACAGAGCTGTGTATGCGCCTGACCTATTCTTCGGCTGAAGTCTGACCAGCACCTCACCGTCCCTGAGCGCCATGATGTGCGCCTTGGACATCTGTCCAGCAGAGTCCTTCACGAAACGATCGAGCCACTTCTGCTCGTCGCCTCCCTTGGTATCTGCGTTGAGGATCGGGATTCCCATGAACCCAACAGGTACATTGATTGCTGGCCTAGAGAATCCTGCACCGAGCTTGTACCGCTCGTCTCGGTTGTAGTAGAGCTTGCGCGCCAGCTCGTAATCGACCTCGGTTATATCGAGACGGTACGGGGACGCGAAGGTTCCGTCCGTAGTGGGCATTGAACCGGGAGACCTGAGATGGGTCTGTAGGTTCGGATCGCCTGACCATTCATTCCAGTACGTCATGAGAAGCTCGCCTTCGAGAGTGCTGCGCGCATGCTATCACTCTTTGCTCCCAGACCAACAGCAGATATCATCGCAGCCTCCAAGAACTTCTCCACCGCGTCGAGTCGATCATCGTGTCTTCCCTCGTTGAAGTCTATCCACTGATCGTAGAAGCATTCCTCTTCGCCGTCGTCAGCTGTGGGAAAGATCCCCGGCCCACCTTCGTACACCAGCACCCTGTCCACCTCGAAGTGTGTGCTCATGGTCTCGAACCGCATCTCCTTCGATTTGACTGTGGGTGATTTGTACGCAGGCACATTCGTATGCCTCCAGATGTCCTGCTTGGCTGCTACCGAGAACGACACCGACTCGACTGCAACACGCTTGAACCCTTTCGATGTGTGGAGCTTCTGGAGCTGTGCAGTGCCGTCTGCGATGTTCCAGTCAGAGTCGCCCATGGTCCCGAGCAGGTAGACGACTCCATTGGGATCTCGTCCTCCCCAAGCAATGGCGTACTCGTCAGGCTCGGCCACCTCGGTCTCACCTGTTGCTGGATCCACTCCAGCAAAGTACACGAGACGATCCCAAGGGATCTGACTATGAGACACAAACGTCAGCAGGTCGGCCTTGAGTAGCTTGCCTCCCTCGTCGGTAGCATCGTTCAGATACTTGCGAGCGTATCGTCGAGCGCCCTGACGCTTGAGGGCAGCATCGAGCTTCTCCTTAGTCATCCACAGAGGGGATCCCTTCTCGCCGTACGTCCCCTCGTCGTCAATCGCTGACAGGTGCATGTGGCTGTACCCCTCAGCTCTAGAGAGTGTGGCTGTGAGATCTCGTCCAGTCTGGAGCGTGCCGTAGCTAGCACAGATCCCTCCATCGACCACACGGTTCTCGATGATCTCCTGCCACATCTCCTGATCAGCTTGGTTCTTAATCTCAGACAGTGCTCGAGTTCGATCCTGAACGTCGTCACCGAGCACCCAGTCGAGACGAGCACCCTGAATCGTTCCTGTGATACCAGTTGTCCAGATGGATGGATCCTTCGATCGAGACTTGCGCTCCACGAAGATGCGTTGATCAGACCAGCCTGCCACGTAGTCAGGTCTCAGCTCAGGGAAGTCAGCACGGAGGAGTTGGTTGTTCTCGATGTGCCACTTGATTGGTCCGAGTGACTTCATGGCATCAGACTGGCGGTTGCCGATGAGAGTGCCCATTGTCTCCTGATCGATTGCAAGGATCCAGAGAGGGACCACGATCGACATCCATGTCGTCTTGGCGTGCTCGATCGGAATCCAGAGAGTCTTGAACACAGTCTCGGCGTGTGCCTTTGCAACCTCAGGGCGCGGGTAGAGCTTCAGGATCTCAGGATCGAACCTGCTCCCTCCAAGGAGGTGGTGCACCATGTCGATCTGAAACTGCTGCGTCTCAGATGTCCAGCGAGCATCATGCGGCCTGACGTATCTCTCACCGAAGTAGATCGGATCCACACGAGCACGGCGAGCCTCAGGTGTCTTCGACTCCGGTACGTGGTACGCCAACAACCTCGACACCACCGCTTGTCCCGAGCGCTCCAGCGCTGTCTCCTCCAGCCTCAGATGAGGCTGGGATGACTGCCGCTGATGCGGGTCCAAGAGTGAGTGAGACGGTGGCGTTGAAGAAGGCTTGAGCTTCTCCGAGGAATCCAGCGACATTGC